TCCGGCATCGTTTCATTGCTCTCGATCGCCCCCTGCGTGACGCTCTGCTCCTGATAAACGGCAGCCATGACCGCGCTATATGTCCCGGAGCCGGTCGAGGAAAGCGCGGCCTCGTACTTTCTCCGCGCCGATGCGTCGCTCTCCGGATCCGTGCCGGGTACGGTGAGGAGCGAGCTGCGTACACCGGTCAGCACGGCACTCGAATAGTAGGTGGTCGTAATCGCGCCGTCAGCGATGTTTCCGACAGTCCCGCGCGTATCGCACTCCACCTCGGTCTCCGCGCTGCCGCCTGTCAGCGTGACGCTGTTAATCGTATGAAAAACCAGCGTTTTATCCGCGGTCGCGACCTTCGTACCGGCGGGGACGCGCACGCCCGGAGAGCCGGTAAGCGTCACCATGTGCCGCGCGGGGCTTCCGACCGAGATTGTCACGCCGAGATTCGCGCAGAGCTTCCGGAGCGCCGCTCCGGATGCCGTGAGATAGCAGAACGACTGGTAAATGTCTTCCATCTCTTCTCCAATGTCGCGCTTGTCCTCGCAGCTTAAGCGGATGTACTTGCCGAGCGGCGTGCTCTCGCTTGTGTCAATATCCTCTCCGAAGAGCTGCCGCGCGAGCTCGATGTCGCGCTTAAGCCACTCCGCGTAGGTAAGCCTGTGATACCCTTCTCTCGTAAAAGGCATTATTCACCTCCCTCCACCTCGAGCGGCACGTCAAAGTCCTTGCCGTGCGCTCGGACTGTCGCCATGATTACCGCGTGCCGAGTGGCGCTGTCTACATGCAGCGAAAAGTCCGCGAGCTCTGCTTCACGGTCGACCGTCTCCAGCGCTTCCTCAAGCTCCAGACGGATGCTGTCCTCATCCGGATTTTTCCTGAGGATCTCCGAAAAGCGGATACCCTCACGCGGATTCAAGGACCACTCGCCGCGATTCGTAGACCATACGGCTTGAAGCTTCTCTGCAAGAAGCACTTCGTCCCGCGCCATTTGTACTGCATTGTCCTCTATCCGGAGGTCATACGGCGCCGTATCTGTCAGTGAAAAACTAATCAATCTATGCCTCCTTTCAGAAAATTGCGGCTATCACCGCGTCGCCCATCTGGTGGTGCATATCGCCCACTCGCGACACGCTGCCGCCGCGCCATGATTCACCAAGCACATGCTCCGTGCATACGCAGAGCACGATGTCGCCCGCTTCGGGCGGTGTGAGCTTTGTCCAGTGCGTGGGGCCGTCTGCCGTCGCTTCGGTGACGGTCTCAGCCTTCCGGACGCTTCGCGGTATCGGCACGCCCTCCAGCGGCACAGCAGGCGCGCCCGAGGGGCTGTAAAGTGGCTGCACGGTCGCAGTCGTGCCGTCCGAGGCAAGGACTTTTGCCGTGAAAGCGGTATGCAGCCCCTCTCCGGAGCGGCTTAAAATGCCGCTTAAGTTTGATTGAATCGACATTTACCCCTCCACGCGAATCGCTTTGATTTCTGTAGTCATCTGGTCATCATCCTTGGTGTGCTTGCCCTCCAGCACCTTGAAGCGTCCGGAGATTGTCCTGGACGAAATCTGCACCGTGCAGCCGGTATAAATCCTGTGCTGAAAAAGCATTTTTGCAGAAATACCAAAGACAGCATCGGTAAAAGCTGCTGCGCTTTCGTCCTGCGGAGCCTCGCTGCCGTCCTCGGGTTTATCCTCTGAAATCGTGGCGGATTTTGTTCCACCGCTTTCTCCGGAGCCGCTCCCGACGGAGAGCGAGTTCTTCGTGAGCCGCACGTCCTTTATTTCAGACCACGGCTCCACGGACAATAGCCCGCTTTCAGAGCCAAGGTCAAAATACCCTTCGGAAATCGTGGATTCTATCGGGCACACATACGCCGCGGACTTACATATCCACGCCTTTACGCCGCAAGCGGACGCCATTTTGCTGATTGCGTCCATGAGCGAGCCCGTGATTTTAATCGGCGAAGCAAAAACATAATCCCGCGCCGGCTGAAAAGTCGCGACGGGAATCCCGAGCCGAGAAATCAGGTCTTTAAGAATCACGGTCGCAGAGGTATTCGCGCCAAAAGCGATGTCCTGTAGCTCCTGATCAGCCGCGCCCCTATAGTCTGTGACCGTGAGCTCTGTCACATAGTCGAGCCCGTCCCAGTAGCTCCGGACTGCCTTAATCTTTCCGGAAAGCACTTCTCCGACCGAATCGCGTTTATACCCCGCGGTGATTTTCACAGGGCTTCCGACCTGCAGGCGCGCAAGCGTTGACACCGAGAGATTGAAAATCGTTACGGTGCTCTCGTTTACCTCGGTGTCGCTGTCAAAAGGGATTTCGAAATGGATGTCGTAGCCCGCATCGGATGGGAGCGTAGTCGCGCCGATCGCGACCGAGACAGACTGTCCAAAAAGCCCTTTGCCTGCGTCTTGCCCTACCGCAGTTCCCATCATGCGGACCGCTTTTGCAAGCTCTGACTGCGGTGTACGCCTGCGCGGCGCGCTAAGTCCTACCTTGCTGCCGCTCATTTAAGCGCCTCTTTTCCGTTATCAATCCAGAGGAAAACCTCTTTGCCGAAGGTCTCCCAGGTCACCCTGTCTACGCTGCCGGTCAGGTCGAGCGGGATAATATCTACCGCAGGATAGGAGCCGTCGCCGAGCCATACGGACGCGAAGAGCGGCTTTCCGTAGACGATTTTCTCGTTGTACACGACCACCTTGCCGCGGCGTGACAGCGTCGCCGTGAAGAAATCGTGCAGGGCGTTATAGTCAAATCGAATCCTAAAAATCTCCCCCGCGAGCTCAATCTGCATTTCGCACGGGATGCTGTTTTTATCGACTATGAGCCTATCAGGTACCGTCATATCAGCCTCCCATCTTGAGCCGCGCACCGACTTTCAGTGTCCGGAAATCCCCGCGCTTTGAAAAAGCCTCAGGGTTCGCAGCCATGATATCCTCACAGCTTTTTCCCTCGCTCCGGTACGGGCCGTTTACCAGAGAGTAGATAGTATCTCCGGGCTTTACTGTGTGATACCGTGCGCCGCTATCGTTCACCTCGACCGACTGCATGCCGAGGCTTACCGTCTCGCGCGCTTCGCGCGGCACATCCGCCGCTGCTACATATGCAGGAGCGGCGATGCGGATGCGCTTTAGGCTCAGCGAAAATTTACAGCCGCCGGAGACCTCCGCCGAAAAGCTCGGCGAAAAGTTTTGAATAATGCAGCTCCGGAGCGTTTGGCTACCGGCGTACCGGAGCAGCTCTCCCGACCGCTCCCAGCTTTTTATAGTCGAGATAATGCTCTGATACTGTCTGCCTACAATCTCTCCGGAGACCGTGAGCTCTTCGGGCTCTGCTTTCACATGGTCCGTAATGTCAGTGCCCTGCTCCACCGCATGGGACGAAGCGGAGGCCGCCTGCGCGGTCTCCTCTGTCTCGACAAAGAGATAGACCTTATGTGAACCGATTAAATAAGCCACGTTCTACCTCCTCACCCCATTGCGTAACCCGAGGAGCGGTTAAGCCCCTCAAAGGTTCTGTTCATTGCGTCGCGGATCCAGCCCTCGACCTTGCGCCGGTTTGTATCCGTTGCCGACGCGCCGTTCATGTTGAGCGTGAAGCTCGGCGAATAGCTGCTATTCGTGGTCGTGTTTCGCACCGTGCGTCCCGCAGCCACCGACCGCGGAGACATCTCGCCTCTTACGGCAGCGGTGACATTCTGCGCGGCTGCGCTCACCTGTCCCGCGGAGCGGTCGAGGCCCTTCACGAATCCCGCGCCGGTCATCTCGCCCGACCACTGCATCACACGGGACGGACTGTGAATGTCAAGAGACGCGTTGATTGTGCTCTTGACTGCCGTCGCGATGCTCTGCGCTCTCGCGAGGATTAAGCCCTGCGACTGCATGAGGCCGTTCGCAAAACCGAGCCCCGCGTTCATGCCGGACGCGGTAAGGTCGACCGCCGCAAAGGGTTCCTTGACCGCCGAGTCAACCACGCTCTGCGTCGTGCTCTGCAGAGTCGGTGTGTAGCCGGAGATGCTCTGATCAAGACTGCCAAGCATATCCTGCCCGGTCACGTCCGGCTGATACGCTGCAAGGCTCTCATCGAGGCCTGCGAGCATGTCCGCGCTGATGTCCTCTGCTTTCGGTGCCGACTCCACCATAGCGGCAATGCTGCGGTCCATGGCGTCTTGCGCCGCCGCCTGTGTAGCGTCTGCGCCCTCCGTGATGCCGCTCGCCACGTCATCGGCTATCTGCCGCCCCGCCCCGTGCCCCTCGTTGGACAGGTCATCAACACCGGCCTTCACGCCGTCAATCAGCGCGAAAACCGCTGTTTTTGCGAGGTCCCAGAGAAGCCCGGGCAGATTCGTGAGGATGCTACGGAGGCCGTCTAAAAGCGCCTTTCCGAGCTCCGGAAGATTCACTACAATGCCGCGCACAAGGTTTTTAAGCACTTCGCCGCCTGCCTTGATGATGCTCGGCACAGCAGCGCCAATGCCCTGAAACATCCCGCCGATTAGGTGAAGGCCTGCTCTCATCATCTGCGGGATGCCCTGCGCTGCTCCGGAGACCAGTGCTCCGACAGCCGCAACGCCTTTCGGGATGAGCTGCGGCAAGGCCGACGCAACTCCGGATACCATGCCGGTAAGCATCTGCACACCGCTCTCACCGACCTGCGGCAGCACCGAGGTCACGCCGGAGATAAAGCTCCCGATAGCCTCAGTGCCGGTCTGCAACATCGCCGGAAGCGAAGTCTTCGCAAAGGCCGCGACGCGCGGCAGAATATCGCGCGCAGCGGCAGCGGCTCTGGTCGGCAGCGCGGTCAGCATGCGCTGCATGGCAGTGGCAAGCTTCGGCAGCACTTCGCTCTGCAGCATCTTCGCTGCCTTTCCGAGAACCTTCGGAAGCGCCGCGGCAATCTGCTCAACGCGCGGTAAGACATTCTTAAAGACCGCTCCCGCAGCGTCCGTCACATCCGTGAAAAGCTGTCCCAAATCTGCGTTTTCGTCGGCAAGGCCTGCAATCAGATTCGAGTACGCACCCTTCAGCATCCCGATCGAGCCGGAAATCGTGTCCGTCGCCTCGGCCTGCGTCGCGCCTGCGATGCCCATTTGTGTCTGCACATCATGGATTGCGGAGACGATGTCAGCGTAGTTTTTAATCTGATAATCGGTGTTTCTGCCAGCCGCTTTGTTCAGCCGGTTTGCATCATCGAGCAGGCGCTGCATCTCGGACTGCGTACCGCCATAGCCAAGCTTTAGATTGTCGAGCATCGTGAAATTCTGCTTGGCAAAGCCGTTGTACGCGTTCTGGATGCTCTCGATGTCGGAGCCCATTTTGTTGGCGTTATCCGACATATCGACAATCGCGGTCTTTGCCATCTGAGCGGCCTTTACCGTGTCACCACCGAGCGAATTCGTGAGAGACGCTGCGAAGCTGGTCGCCGTCTCCATGTACTCATTCGCGGAGAGCCCTGCCTCTCGGTATGCGGTCTTAGCATCCTGCAGGACCTGATTTGCACCGGCAGACCCTTTGCCGCCGTATAGCGTCTCTACGCCGCCCTTAAGCTGCTCAGCGTCCGCAAAGGCAGAGAGCGCCTGCTTCCCGATAAAAGCGATGCCTGCGCCAAGCGCCGCAACTCCGGCGATAGTAGCCTTAAGGCTGATTCCGGCAAGCTTTTTAAGGCCGTTTGCCGCAAGCAGTCCGAGTTTCTTCGTGGCGCTTACGGCGGCCTTTGCGATGCCTTTAATTCCGGATACGATGCCGTGAAGGATATTCCTCGGCAAATTCACAACAAAATTCTTTGCGCCGGAAGCAAGACTCCGCATTTTATTCGCTGCCGCCGCAAGCGCATTGCGCGGCAGGCTCGTAACAAAATTCTTTGCGGACTGCGCAGCCGCCTTGAGCGATGCGCCAAGCTTTTTTGTCTCTCCGGTAGAGCTTCGCACGGCGTCATTTGTCGCCCTTGTCGCCGCTTTCGCGGAGGAGAGCAAATCGCGCATGCTCTTGTCGACATCGCCAAGCGGATTTTTCGGGACGTCAAAAGTAATTTTGACTACATCCTCGCGTACTACTGACATTTACTCTCCTTCCTGCGCTTTGTTCATGAGGTCGATGTAATGGTCCAGCGCTGCATTCGCCTCAGTGATTTCATTCGGTGTGAGACGGCAGAATACTGTCTCATAGTCCATGTGTCCGTCAAAAATGAGCCTCCAATAGGCCCAGTTATCTCTTGCCCTTTGCCGGAGCTGCCTGCGGGTCTTCGGAGTTTCGAAATCGTCCGCGCATGACATCTGCGACGAATTTCACGACTTCGGTGAGCTCATCTTCCGTGTCGAAGTCGTCCGGCGTAAGCCCCGACGGCTCCAGAAGGCCGCGCTTCAAGACGTTCTTTGCGTATCGAGCATTGGACATGTTGTCCGTGCCCGGAAAGTAGGAGTCGTCAATGCACTCCTGCCAAGCGCTTAAGCCGTTAAACTGCGCGACGTACGTCACGCCGTTGATTTCCTGAGTTCTCTGATAAAATCTAGCCATTTACGCCTCCTTATCGGTCCGTGTAATCGAGGACCTGCACCTCAAAGCTTCGGTCGCCGAGCTTCTTGCCGACTTTGTTGTCTGCGCTCTTCTTGAGAAAAGCCTTCGTGCCGCCGACCTTTTCGTTGGTGGACTTATTGACCACCCAGATGCCGAAAAGCTCCGTAGAGTCAGCGAGCCGCTTAAGCGGGGGAAGCTGCGGGCTCTGTGCCTGTACGGAGAATTTGATAGTTCCAAGCTGGTTGCGGGAGCGGTTTACGACAACATCGCCCTGCGCGCCCACCACGGCCTCTGCGCCGTCCTCATCCTTCGAGCACTCCACATCGTCCTCACCGGTGCAGGTGATGGCAAAAGTGCCGTAGCTCTTCGTGCTGAGGGTGATAGATACGTCATTCGGGTCAAACTCGTATGCGTGCATTCTCATGTTCTCCTTTCGTTAGATGGTCACCGTGCCGTTAATCTCGGCGGTGTGAATCGCGCCTGCAAGCGTGAAGGTAAAGCGTCCGAGCGCGTAGCTGCGCTCTCTGCGGTCTGCTTCCTTCGTAGCGTCTACGCCGCCGAACTCAGTCGCATAGAGCGCCTCTCCCGCGGCGTTATGCGCGATCATTCCCGTGTTGTCCGCCTGCTTAAGCACATTTGCGGTCACGCCCTCCAGCATGCCGATGCCGCGATTGTCGTACGGCAGCTTCGGCGAGCCGTTTAAGAGCTTCTGTGCGCTGTTCTCAATTCCCTGGATAATCCAGTCGAAAGAATCGACGATATCCAGGTACTCACCGGACGCGGCCTTGCCCTCCGTGGTCACAAGGTCACCGGCCTTCCGCGCGATGGTATACGCGCAAGTGCCGCCGCTTCCGCTGCCGGTCGAGAGCGAGAGAATCTCTTCCTCGGTGCGTTCTGCATCCGGCTCAACGCCCTGCAAGATAATGTTTTTGTAGGTGAAGCTGCCCGCATCCATGCCTGCCGTAGCGCCGACAAGCGCCGCCGCAAGCTTCTGTCCGTCGGAGTGCACACCGATCATCGTGCGCTCGCGCTTTGCATATGCTGCGAGGCCGTCCGTCGCGTTGAGGACCGGGAAGTAGATTAAGTCTCTTCTGCCCTCCACATAGGCAGACACATCGACGGCTGTATCGCCCCCGCCGAGCACTGCGACCACCTGTCGCACACCGGTCAGCTTCTTAAGCGCCTCCACAGCGCCGTCCGTAGTCTGGATGAGCGCGATGCGGCGCGGTGCGTTGTCCTGTGCCTTCATGAGCACGAAGAGCTTGTACGCCTCGCTGCCCTCGGCAAAGCCTGCGAGCTTTACCTCGCTTGCGGTCGCGCACTCGTGATACACCACTGCGCTGTCAGCATGGCTCACAAGAATCAGCGGGATGCCGAAGCCGTCGGTGCCCGCGCTGCTCGTGAGCTTAATTTTTACATTGACATCAAGTGCCATTTAGTTCTCCTTTCTCTGAATCTCCGCGGTCTGGATGCGCTCTCCGGTACTCGGCAGCACATTCATAGCGGAAAATCTCGCGTCAAAACCTTTCCGGAATTCGTACTCAATCGTGATCAGGCTGTCCCGCTGATTGATATCCATCACCTCAAGCGGCGCAATGCCCTGCTCTTTGAGGTAGGCTCTTCCGGAGACGCGAAACCAATCCGCGAGCGCCTGCGCTTTCTCCCAGCAGAGCGTGTCATTGTCAGCCTGCACCGTCCAAGACATTGTGACGACGGCCGGCTTAAATTCCTCCGCCTCCGTCCGTCCGTAGCTTCCGCCGCTCTCGGCGATTGACGTAATCGAAAAGCTTGCATACGGATACGGCGGAATGTGTCCGGTCTGATTCGCCTTTACGGCGATTAGGCCAAGGTCTTTTTTGATGCCGTCGCAAATCGCTTTATTGAATTCCTGAATCCCTTTTTTAAGCATCGAAGCTATCCACCCTTTTCAGCGTGTAGCGGTTCACGTCCGCGTAGTCCTCGGCGAGCAGCTCTGCGCCCTCGACCTTGTAGGTCTTGCCCTTATGTGCCACATAGTAGGTGCAAGCCGTGTCGTCGAGGTCGATGCTGTCATCGGTCTTCCGGATATAAAAATCGCGATCACTTGTCGTGAGCGCGCCGCCGGACTGATAAACCTTTCCCTGTGAGAGCGGAACGATTGCGGCACTTACCGCTTTTCTTTCCGGCTCCCCGCGCACATACTCGCCGCCCTCATAACCTCCGCCGCGCAGGGCTACGATTTCACAGGCTACAGCGTACTTTTTCACAAGGTCTGCAAAGTGAAACACCCGCTTACTCCTTTCTGTATTCGATTGCCGCGATCATACTGCCGGTATCCACCAGCGGGTTCGAGCTGCCCTTCTGCTCTGCCGTAAAGGGGTGGTTCGGCGGTGTTGACAGGTCGCGGGCATATTGCTGTATCAGCCCGCGGGCAGTCATTCCGACATCGTCAAGGAGCACTTCCGCGGTGAAACGCCCCGCGGCAAGCTCGCCTATGTCTCTGTCTACGATCGCTTTGATCTCTGCGCTCTTAGCGTCAAATCCCGCACGCAAAAAGGACCGCTCCGGAATCACGATTACTGTCGTAGTCGCTTTCAGGTGCAGTCCCTTTCGTGCAAGGAATTTTCGCATTTTTTCTGTTACCGGTATCCGGCAGCCGTACTCATGGATGCCTGCAATGTATGCCTGCTCACCGTCAAAAACGCCGATTGACACCGACCGGCCGGAGAGCGCATTCACATTCTCGATGATGCCAGGCAAAAGGTTGAATTTCGTCTCGTAGGTTACCGCCATCACACCCACCTCGACCGCGGCATGGAAATCTTTACACCGCCGGTGTAGTGCCCGCGCAGCAGCTGCCGGATGAGAAGCATAAGCGCCCCGCTCATGTCGCTTGCGACCGCGTAGCTCTTTGACATCCCGCCGATTGACTCAGAGCTGACACCGGCCAGAGTGCCGCCGGAGCTCATGATTTCCATGAATTTCAAGATAAAAAGCCGTGCAGAGGGCGGCAGTGCCGCCACCTCTGTAATGCTGCCATCGGCTATCCGGAAATCCGTGTTGTCGCTGAGCCAGTCAAGCGCAGCGGCAAAATCCAGCTCTCTGCCTTCTGCGAGGTCGCCCGTTTGGTATCCCATCGCCTCGATGTTTGCCGCTGTGAGCTGGATCATCCCTTCGCCTTACCCTTCTTCTTGCTCGTCGGTGCCGCAGTATGCTCTGCGGTCTGCTCTGCGGTCTGCTCTGCGGTCTGCTGCTCTACCTGACTCTCGGCCTCAGCCTCCGCAGCCGCGCGGCGTGCAGCGGCCTGTCGTCGCCGCAGGTTGAAAAATGTCGCGCTCATGGTTCACCTCAAATCTTGTGGCGGAGGCACACAATCGGAACGTTCTTTGCGTCCTTCACCAGCTGCCAGTTGCTTGCCGTCGCAAGGTCGCCGTTCGTCGCGTACGCCTTCGACGGGGTGCCCGTGAAAGAGACTCCGTTCGGATGCAGCACGAATGCCTTTCTGTTGATGAGGAAATCCTCGGCCTTCAGCTTGTCGCGATCGGTCTCAGTCGAAATAAGGCCGCTCGGCGCGCCGCTGTCTCTCGTAAATGCTCCTGCGCCGATGAGATAGGTGTCGTACACACCGGAGTTCACCGGCAGCGAGTCGTCCACGATGACGCGGTAGCCGAGGTAGGTGTCAATCTTCACCTTGAGGTCGCTCGAATACTCAGTCTCAATCTTCTGCTGCTTCTGCAGCTTCGTATAGGTCGCGGAGTGCATGGCGACCGCGGTAATCTTGTCGTACGCGTCGCCCATCAGGTTCTTCGCGTCAAGCGTTGCATCCACGCCGATCACGGCGTCAGCACCGGACTGCGTCGAGATGTCCAGCAGGTGCTTCGTGGTCAACGTGCCGGATGCGCCGAAAAGACCCTTGAGCACGTTGATAAAAATGGCCTGCTCTCTCTCAAGCCACCAGTCCGAGACCATATTCATGATTGCCGCCATCGGGTCAGAGCCGCCCTTCACGCGTGCAAGGTCGGTCGCGCCCCACGCCTTCTGTCTGATCAGGAGCGTAGCGCGCTCGTTTCCCGTCTGCACGCCGTCCGGGGTGAGCGCATCCTCACCGAAAATCTCATCGTCTCCGGAGAGCGGCTTGTAGAACGGCATCGTGATCAGGTTGCCGCCCAGCGGCGTGCCGTTAATCACCTGCGCAACCCGCGCATCGGGGGTCGCGGCGCCGGACTGCACAAGCGCGGACTTCTCCGTGGTTCGCTCGTTCACATAGGTGGTGAAATGCTCCGGTACGATTACCATGTCTGCAAACTTCGTAATTGCCATTTAGTTCTCCCTTCGTTAGGTGGCGTCAGCCGCCGCCATGAGAGCCTTTGCTCTCTCGGGGTCTGTCGCCAAAATTTCCATCTGCTTCGAGTAATTGATATTTCCCTTTGCCCAGGGGTTACCCTTGACGTCCACTGCGCTGCCGCCCTTTCTCGGTTCGCCGCCTCCGTTCTGGAAGCGCGCTTTCACCTTATCGGCGACAAGCTTGTCGATGAGATCCGCGAAAGATTTGACACGCGCTTTCGTGTCGTCTTCATCCGCGCCGAGCACCAAAGAGACGATATCGTCCGCGATGTCAAGGCCTGCGGCCTTCAGCTCCTGCGCTGCGAGGTAACGGTTCTTCATTTCCGCGAATTCCTTCTGCTGCGCCGCGAGCTTGTCTGCAGCTTCCTTCCGCTCGAGCTCCTTCCGCTCGTCCTCGGTGAGTTTCGCCTTCTTGAGCTCCTCCAGAGCGGCTTTCAGCTCTTCGTACTGCCGCTTGCTGTCCTCGAGCTCCTTTTTCTTTGCGTTGCCGACGCGGTTCGCCGCGCGGTCTCGCTCCGACTGCAGCATCTTCTCGACAGCTGCCCGCGTCTTCTCATCAAGCCCTGCGAGCGGGTCCTCCGGATTCGGCTCGCCGCCGTCCGAGTCTCCCGTGTCATCCTCACAGGTCGGCAGGAGCTCCTTATACTCCTCCTCTGTGACTGCTCCGCTCTTCAAAAGCTCATCCAGTTTCGTCTTCTTCATACTGCTCCTCTCTGAGTGCTATCTTCGATAGCCCACGTGGGTTTTTCGGAGTGCGCGCCTCTTCCCCACCTTCCGGAGTGTCCGCCGGTGCGTCCACCAGTGCATCAAAAAAGCACAGCCGTTATGACTGTGCTTGCGTTACTGTTGTTCAGTTGGCTTCGCTGTGTCCCGGTGCTCAGGTATCGAATACGGGCTCAGATATTGGTTGGTTATCTCAACAAGTCTGGCATAGATAGCTTGAATCTCCGGAGGTGCATCCGGGCGAAGCCCCCATCCTTTCGAAGCGGCGTAGGGCATGACCATATCAAACATTCGCTCCTCTTCTTCGGTGAACTTAATAATCATGCAAACCTCCTTTCCCGCTTTATGCGTCTTTGCGCCGCTGCTGATTCCAGCGCATTCTTCGTCTCAAATTCTGCTTCTACTTCGTCAAAGCGATGTATTAAGGACATCCTGCGTGCATAGTCGCTAATCTTCGCGGCTTGTTCGGCATCAGTAACACCCAAACGCTCCATCCTCTTTCGACACTTTTCTGCAAGCCAAGCAATATAAGCGCTCTTGTTTTCATGTGTTATTGTCCAGCCTTCTCGAACAGCGTCATATGCCTGGCGTCGGTGCCACATTTCATGAATAATCACGCCCAACCGCTCTTTTGGCGAAACATTGTCCCGGTCCCAGATGTACTTCACGGTATTATCCGCGGCGTCATACGCGCCCGCTGCGTCATGTAATTCGTCTACTGCCACTATAATCAGCGTCGGCATCTCTGTCAAGGGAACGCCAAACATTTGCATAGCTTTTCTCGTGTCTTGATAAAAAATATGGAGCTCCTTGGGCTTAATACTCACGCGCTCTGACACAAAGACTGGGGAGGCATAGGTCACGATTCTATCTGTCACAACCCGCTTTTTCCAATTCGGATCCTTCACACTCCTCTGCGTATACACATCCCCTTCTTCCCGATCCAGCCTCCTGTATTTCTGTACCCCCGCCTCAAAGCTTTCCTGCCAAGACTCACGCGTCGTCTTCTCCATCCGGTAAGTCAAAAAACACCGGCAATTAATGTCTTCTCCCGCAACTCCCATTTTGCCGGGCGCAGGGCCGCTCGCGCCAGAGGGAAGCTTAAAATCCTCATCGAGCGGGATCTCTACGCCGTCCATGGCGGCATGATTGTAAAAGCCGGGCTTGCCGCTCTTCCACCCGCTCTTTGTCTTATACCTTCGGTTAGGCCGGACACGCTCATCCTTCATGGTATTCCAGCGTTTCAGCATCTGGTAACCGGCGGGGGCAGCCTTCTCCTGCAGCATCGCCGCTGCGTCGCTGTTACCGGCCTCTCTGACTCTGTGCGCCTCAGTCCTCGCAATGCGGACCGCCTTGCCGTAATACCCGCCTGCGCCGTCTGCGCCCGCAAGGGTCTCTGCGATGCGCCTCGTCATTGTGTCGTAGCGGTCGCCCTGACTTAGCCCCACACCGACTGACTGCTTTATGCCGTAGATGATTTCTCCGCGCTTCTTCTCCAGACGGTCGGCAAGCGTGAGGCCGTTCACAGGGTTGTGCACCGCCTCCGCGATTACCTCCGGAGCGACTGCGCGGATTGTCTGAAGACTTTCCTGCAAAGCATCATCGGTCGCAGCGCGCTGTACTGCCGACACCATGCCGTCATAGCACTTCGCATAGCTCTCTTTGGCAAGCTGCTCTATGATACGGCTCTCCTCGAGGGATGCGATGCCGGTGCTCCGCATGATCTCTTCTAAGAGCCTTGCGTCCATGCCGTCACGATGCAGCACAGCATAGTCAATCGCGCCGGTCTCCGGATCCGCATACCGCGCATACGATTCAGCGACACGCTCGCCGATTTCCTTCATGAGCCGCCGATAAAGCTTTTTGAGATCCTTCACGGCGCTTTGCTCTCTGTGCTCTTCGATTCTCCGGACGGTGCTTAAATACCGGTTCAGCGCGTCGCCTATGCCGCTCATTCAGCTTCACCGCCCTCGGGTGGTACATTCACGCCCTTTTTGCCTACCGCTCCTTCCTTGGCCGTCTCGTCGCTCTCAGGGGCTTTCCCGAAAAGGTTCAGCGCGTCCTGCTGCCGCTCCTCTTTCAGCGCAAGCAAGTAGTCGATATCGTCGACCGCGGAGAGCTGATTGTAGGCAATCTCATCCGGCACGCCCGCATTGATGAGCGCCTGCACGGCCTGCGCCTCCGAGAGCACATCGACCGGGAAATTGCGCTTGTATTCGACATACGCCTGGAGGTAGTCAAAGGGGATGCTCTTTTTCATAAAGGCCGAGCCGAGCAGCCGGAACATATAGACATCCGCGCTGTTCATTTTCGCCTCAAAAGCGCCGCATTTTGCCTCAAAGGCCGTGAGTTTGAATTTAAGGCTGATGCCGCTTGCAGCATTGAAGGTTTCGTCATTCAGATTTGGCGTTTTGGAGAAGCGATAGATATTTCGCTCGAGGCGGTCGAGGTGATGCTCGTTAAAGCTGTCGTTGATATCCTTCGTGAGGTAGTAAACCCGGTGCGTGCTGTCCGCATATCCGGGGCTTATCTGCAGCACGCCGGCGCGCTCCACCTCCGCAAGCTGCGCCTGGGAAAGCTCGCCGATGCCGTCAAGGACCTGCAGCGCGTGGGTGTTACCCTCTGCGTCATTCGCGTTGTCGGATACGGTCTTGTCGTACTCATCGATGAGCGCCATGACACGCTCCGCGCTGCTGAGCATCTCACCATTCAGCGGGATTGCCTGGAGCGGGCAGAAATCGAAAAGGTGCTCTTCCTCTCCGGAGCGAATGAAATTGCCGAGAGCGCCCTCAAAGTGATGCACGCTATGCCCGTCGTAGGCGTCCGCGTGCCACACCTCTGCGCCGGAGATGCCCGTAGTTGCGTAGTACCGGACAGCGTAGTCAGGCTCTTGAATCTTGTCCCGTGCCAGCACGATAGTCTCATACGGCGGCACGACCATCACGCGCTCATCGCCGTGCCGGTCGATATAAAAAAGCCTTCCGGCATAGCCGCACACGGAAGCGAACTTTGTAACTTCAAGGTTTACATCGTACATAATATTCCGCGTGACAAATTCGGAAAGCGCCTTTTTCGCCGCTTCAACGGCAGCCTCTCCGCCGGTCGCGCTCTCCGCGCTCTCATCCTCTGCGTAGCTGTAGGACGCGGCTTTTCCGGCAAAATAGCCGACCATCACATCATTGATTTCGCCGAAGAAGTCATTATTGACTTTATTATTCAGCTGCGGGACTGCATTGCCGCTGCCGTCCTCCAGCCCATCGGAGAAGCGCGGAATGCGCGAAAAGATAGGCACTTTGTCCTCGTAGCATTTATACCGCTCGTATAAATCCTTCGTGCGACAGCGGTTCAACTGATGCGCATTGATAATGCGGTTTACGATGTCATCCGTAAAACCATTTTCGTCGATATAGTCGATGTACTCGCTGTAATCGGGATAATCGTCGGTTCTCCTCATAATCTTGCCTTTCCGGGCTCCGCCCTTGCGCCGCCGTATAGCACTCCGATGCCGTACCGCATGGAGTCCATGCCGTGTGAAAATTCGTGGTCGGGCTTGTCCGTCGGCTGCCCATCGCGGCCTTTTGCCCAGCAGTAATTCTCAATCTCTTTCTTGAATTCGATGCATCTCGGATGCACGACAATCTGAAAATTCTGAATGAATTGGATGCCATGATTCACGCTGTCGCGGCCTTTAAGCGACGGCTCGGCCTTGAGACCAAGCTGCCTAAGCTCCGCAATGGATTTCGGCTCCGCGCTGTCGCAGACGATACGCTGTCCGCCGTAGCCCTTTTCGATAATTGCCTTTGCGATTTCTTGATTCGTCGCTCCGGAGCGGTACCACTCATCGAAAACATAAATTTTCTTCTCTGCGTCATCGACCAGCTCGCACACAAAAGCGTTCGGGTCCGTAAAACCAAAGTCCAGATTGAACGCTGATTTCATGCCGGGCTTTGCCCGAAGCGCGTCAATGTCGAAATCTTCATACACGACATTCGTGTAAATCAGGCCTTCCGCGATACCCCAATCGCCGTCACCTTCAATGCGGTAGCGGCGCGGATTTTGTTCCTTCATTTTTCGGAATATCGCGCGGTCGGCTTCATCCAGCCATTCGTTGCATTTCCAGGTTGTGGTTTTCGTGAAGACCTCATCGTCCGGTGTGTCGAAGAATCGCTTTTTAAGCCAGCTCGTGGCGCTCCAAGGGTTAAAGGTCAGCGTGATTTGCTTAAAGTACCCGTCCGGTACCTCACCGCGGATTGACATATCGAGTTTGTTGAAATCGTCTTCGTTCGCGAGCTCATAGGCCTCTTCGCTTGGTGTTGCGGATAGGCCGCTCCCGCCTATCCTCTGCATGTTTCCATGCAGGTCAGACTATATCTTCACGCCAAAGGCGTGCTTCCCGTTTCAGGCGCGCTTGCGCCTTACTCTACTTGCGCAAAGCGCTTTCGATAGTCGTTGAACGTTCTATTTGACATTTTGATATGACATCCCGCGCACTATAAGGCCGATAACGCGGTTCGAGACGCCGTACTTTTTGGATAGCGCCACGGTTCCGCGGCATTTGTCGTACGGTACATAAAGGTCACGAATGTCCCTAACCTGTTCATCCGTAAGCTTGGCGTTTGGCTGAGCGCTCCCGCACAGAGGGGCCTTTAAGCCCAAGGCATATGCGTGGGTCATTTGTTCGGCACGATCTGCCCACTCTAGGTTGTCGGCGGCATTGTTTTGCTTGTTGCCATCGATGTGATTAACCGTGGGCTTGTTCTCTGGGTTCGGCAGGAAAGCCTCAGCCACCAGACGGTGAACTCGTACAGTCTTGTCCATTCCTCGGTGTAGAAGTCTCACCTTTACGTAGCCGTCATGGGTCAGGCTTATGGCGCGGATGATTTCCTTCTTTTCAGAAACTGCGCACTGCTTACCTCGGCTCTTTACACGCCCGAGGTTACTAATCTGGTAAAAGCCGCCGTAGCCCTCGATATCTCTCCAAACCTCCTGCATTTCGCGCCTTCCTTCTGAACATCTGATTGTCAAATAGCTTCGCTGCTGATTGCCCTCGCCTTTACGTTAGGGTGTTCCAGCAATTAGAGAAGTTTATTAACGTGTGAACCGATAGTGTTAATCCACACAAAGCAAAGCGTGCCATAGTCGACCGAAATCGAAGTGATTTTCAGGCCGTCATCCAGTCCACGAAAAAGAATTTTCTGCCCCGTGGAGCGGCGCGTAATCTGCATCGGCGATACCGTGCAATCGAAATACGCATCTACTCCGAGGCGGTGTATTGCCCATTTGAGGTCAGAGAAGACTGAATCGCGAAGGGTATTTGAGTACCGGCGCACGCAAAGCGCGTTGCTCTCCGGATATTGGAAAAGCCGGAAAATCAAATTAAGCGCAGCCGTTTTGCTTTTCTTGGATCCACGGGACCCTTTGCACACACGGTAACGCTTTTTTGTCTTCCAAAAATCCGCGTAGCCTGTGCCCACAAGCTCCTGTAAAGATAATCGCGTCAGGGGCGCCGCCTCCTTTCATGCACTAAAAAAGAGCGGTCATACTGCGATGTCCGCTCCGGTGTCCGGATTCTCTGTGTCTTTTGTCGCGTCCCAATGGCCGTCCGCGCCTACGTAGTAGTAATACGGCGCTCCGCCGACCGAGGGCTGCGTGCCGCGCACATAGGCGTCTTTCGCCATGAGACCGGTCTTTGTGAGGTAGTACTGCGCGCCCTGGTACTCAAGCCACTGTCCGGAGAGCATGCCACCGACTCCGGCGAGGTAGTACCAGCCCGCGGCATCCTGAAACCAGGTGTCGCGGATGAGATTTCCGGCATTGTCGAAGACATACCAGCGCCCGCCGATATATTTCCACCGGCCTGCGACATGCGCGCCGTTTTCGTCGATATACTGCCACGCGCTGCCCCGCTGCTGCCATCCGGTGTGTGCGTTTTCCCGGTGCTTCGCGCAAGCCGTGTATGCGCACCAGCTCACATACTCCGCGCACCAATAAACGCCATTCATGCCGTACCACGCGCCGTATTTCGTGAAATTCTGGTCACCCGGATTGCCGGTCTTGCTCTCCAGCTGAGAGGCGCTTGCCTTTTCGACATAGCCGACCTCTCCGAGAGCCACTGCAATCAGCCCCTCAGCTGTGCAGGTGTCCGCGCCGTAGCGCGGGCGGCCGAAGCCATCGATTAGATGGCCGCCTCCGACCTCAGAGGGCGAGAATACATAGGTTTTCAGTGCCACACACCCGCCGTCGCGCGAAAAGTACTTGCCCGGCGCGGTGTTGCCCTCCACCGTCGTGATCCGGATTTTCCCAAAGGCGAGCCGCTCGACCTTGGCCACAAGCCCCACATGTGCCACGCGGTTTTTTGTTTTGCTGAAAAAATACACGATGTCGCCCGGGAGCGGGTCTTTGTAGTACCGCCCCGCGCGGACGAAATTGGCCTTGCCCTCAGGCGTGTAGGCCGTATAGCCTCCGCACAAGAACTTTTGTCCTGCCTGATATGAATTCATGCTGCTGCCTCCTACTCTTTCAGGTCATCCACAATGACCACGGCGTCCATGGTGACGCCAACATTTTCTTTGAAAATTCCGTACCGCTTGCCGAGAAGCTCGGCGGCTTTCAGCCGGTCTTTCGCGGCTACATCAATCGCTGTGATATCCTGCATGCCGTCGCCGATCAGCTGCAGCGTCTGCTCGCGCTGCTCGCCGCGCATGATAGAGGTGAGATACTCTAAGACCTCTTGCGCGTCCGCAACCTTTGCGGAATGCAGCTCATCCAATAGCGCTTTCAAGTGCGCCTGCACCCGAGGGTTTTTCATGAGGGTGGTACTTACCACCGTAGCGCTCCGCTTCGAATACCCTGCGCGGATAGCCGCCTGCGCAGCATTGCCGTCAATCAGGTACTCCTCGCAGAATCTACGCTGTCGTTCTGTCAATTTTGCCATCGCAAGCTCCTTTCTCTGAAATAAAAAAAATCCCCGGCGGGCAGGAGGTCGCCTGTCCATCCCGAGACCAGGCTAGGAGAATCCCGCCGGGAAATAAAAAAGGCGACGGAGTTCCGTCACCTTCTTCACCCTACACTATAACACAGTTGACATATGACATTCACTATGTTTTTACTAACATTTACTATATACATTTTTACTGCATAATTGCATATTGCTCAAGTGCCTTAAGCCCCTTTCTGTGTAGTACAAAAGCGTGCTGCGGCGCGATATTCATCTCTGCCGCTATCCGCTCGAAGCTCTGATACTCGACATACCGCCTGTATAATACATCCATTTGTAGCGGATTATCAAGCTTCTGGATCAGCCGAATGGTGCTGTGCTTCTCATCGACGAAGGTGTCAATCTCCGCATTGATTTCCTGCTCAAGGGCGATTATCCGGAGAACCGGTGTCACAAAGGCCGCCTCTCCGGAGCCGCTCGACTGTACCCGCTCTCTCGAGGTATCGAAACCCGCGACACAGGTGGAGAGAGCCCTGAGCGACTCAAGCTCCCTGAGTTTTTGATTGATCACTGTGTCCAGCAGCTGTAAGCGCTGCAAGCGCGTCTTTACATCCATCTCTTTCCCTCCTCTCGAAGCAAATCCAGATTGTCCCCGCAAAGCTCTTTATTTGCCTTCGCCTGCTTCACGCACCGGAGCGTCTCTTTGTAGCTCGCTGAAAGCTCTTTTGCGGAGACCTTCACTCTTTTAAGCTCTTCCGGACTAAGTGTAGCTCCGGACGGGCGTTTTCCTGCCTCCGCCATCCGCTTCGCCTCGTTTGCTTCGGTCTGATAATCGATGCAGCGCTTGCTCGCAGCCCTCCAGAGCTCCGCGTACTCGGCCTCTCGGCGCTCAAGATGCTCGACAAGCTGCTTAAAGCGCTGCGGCCGGTAGTACGGCTCAGACCTGTCGATAAGTCTCAGAAAGCGCCTAAATCGCACCGTCTTGCACGGCAAAAATTCGTCCAGGTCAAAAACCATGTGGCAACTCTCATCCCAGAATTCCTCAATCGTCAATCTAAGCTCCTCCATGCTCTCTCCTTTCTTTCAGCGCCCTCATGAGGGACGCTTGCGTGACGTCCTTACTCTGTAAAGCCCTCATCACCTGCTCATCGACTGTGCCGGTGGCAATGAGGTGGTGTATGATTACCGGCTTTTCCTGCCCCTGCCGATGTAGTCTCGCATTTGCCTGCTGATAAAGCTCAAGGCTCCATGTGAGGCCGTACCAGACGATTGTGTGCCCGCCCTCTTGGAGGTTGAGGCCATAGCCGACGCTTGCCGGATGAGCAAGCAGCACTTTTATCTTTCCGGCATTCCAGTCGGCAATGTCCTTTTCAGTCTCCAATGTCCGTGCCTCCGGAATCTTTCCCTGGATAGCGGAGAGGTCGTGCTTGTAGCTATAAAAGACCAGAACGGGGCTGTCGGTCGTGTCGACGATCTCCGATAGCGCCTCAAGCTTTGCCTCGTGGATTTTCACCGGTACATTGTCCACACTGTAGACGCTGCCATTTGCAATCTGTAAAAGCTTTCCCATGACCGCCGCCGCATTGAGTGCTGCAATGTCCTCATCGTCTATCCGGAGAAGCTGCTCTTCCTCCATGCGCTTATATGCCGCCATCTCGGGGGCAGACAGCTTCACGGGAATGACATTGTCGATTCGCTTCGGCAGCTGCAAATAGTCGGCAGCGCTCATGCTGATACAGATATCGCTGATTTTCTTCTCGATAGTCTCCTGCGCTCCGCGTATCGGCTCCCACTTGTATGTGGTGTAGCCATTTCGCGCTCCCGGCCGGAAATAGGTCTCGCGGTATGCGCCGATCGTCCCGCCGAGGCGCTCGCCCCTGTCGAGAAGATAAATCTCCGCCCAGAGGTCCATAAGGCCATTCGGCGACGGGGTTCCGGTTAGACCTACCACGCGCTTTGTGTGCGGAAGCACTTTCCGGAGAGCCCGGAAGCGCTGCGCCTGCGGATTCTTGAAGCTCGACAACTCATCGACCACGATCATGTCGAAGGGCCACTTTTTGCGCCGCTGGTAGGTCTCGACAAGCCATTTCACATTATCCCGGCCGATCACATAGATATCGGCATCCGCTGCCAGCGCGCTTAGGCGCTGCTGCTCGGTGCCAAGGACTTTGGAAATCCGGAGATCCTTTAGGTGGTCCCATTTTTCGTGCTCCCTTGTCCATGTGTCCTCTGCGACGCGCTTCGGCGCGATAATCAGGGCGCGGGACACATCAAAGCTGTCGTACATGAGCTCTTGGATAGCTGTCATCGTGATGACGGTCTTGCCGAGGCCCATCTCCAGCAGAAGGCCGATATTCGGCTTTTCGACTGTCAACGCAATCGCGCGCTTCTGGTAGTCGTGCGGAATGAACTTCACTTGACATCACCTCCCTTCAGCTCTCGTATAAATTTTTCGGCCTCGGCGCGTCCGGTAATAGTCCGGACATCTACGCCAAGAGCCCGAAGACTCTTCTGCTGCCATACCTGGATAGGCGACAGCCGGCCCTTTAGCGCTTTCAGCTCTACCAGATAAACCCTGCCGCCCGGAAGAAAAACGATCCGATCGGGCACACCATCATTTCCGGGGCTTGTAAATTTGAGCGCTCTGCCTCCCAGATTTTTAATCTGCTCTCGCAGCCATTTTTCAATTTCTCTCTCGCGCATTTTCCTCCTCGTGGAACAAGTGGAACATTTTTCCTATATACGCGCGTATATGCGCCTACGCGGGCGTTTTTCGCGTGTTTTTAGGTAAATATCAATAGTGTATAGGGAAAAGTTGTTCCACTTGTTCCACCCACCCCTTAACCCTAGTGTTTATGCGGCTTTGCGCCGTGGAACAAGTCTGGAACAAGTAGCGGAACAAGTCCAAGTTGTTCCACTTTTGGCCCGGTGTCGGGGCGGAACAAGTCTGACTTGTTCCACTTGTTCCACCCACTTGTTCCACCCACTTGTTCCACTTTTTCGCTCATTCCGGTCGCCTATAAATCCGCTGTTTTCCATACCCTGAAATCCTCTCGGACTCTCCGGTTCTCTCCCATCCGGATAACCTCGCCATAATGGCAGCAATCTCATAGCCGTCCTGCTTACGCCAGGCATTTTTAGGCCGACCGAAGCACTCCACGAAAATCTCCTTTGCACAGACGCGCGTCCGCTGCATCGTGCCTTCCTGCTGCTTCGGCGACAGTACATCCCGCTGCCGGAAATAGTCGCAGCGCTTATCAATATCCCAGCTGTACCAGTCCTCGGGTAAAAGCGTCTCGAGGTAATCAATCACTTCTCCCTCGCGGTCGTCGTACTCAAGCGCTGCCTGCTGCGCCTTTGCGGCCTCCTTTTCCATAGCGGCGTCAAGGAAGCTATCTTCTCCGTCCGTCGCATACTGCACAGCCTCCGCCCATATCTGCGACCGCACTTCCTCTGTCATATCCCAGATAGACAGCCGCCCGCCGCCATTTACCGTGACCGGCCAGAATCTCCGGTTGCCGGTCGTATCGCGCAGGAAGCCCGTCGTTGAATTCGTCGTACCGCATATAATCGCCGTGCGCGGATGGCGCTCGACTACGCGCCCGTAGGCCGCTCGGTATTCATCCACCTGCCGGCTGATGAAGCCCTTCATGATGTCAACGTCGGCCTTTCTCGTGCCCTGCATCTCTCCGATTTCCATGATCCAGACACCCTGCAGCTTCTCGGCTGCGGTTTTATCCCTCGTGTCTGCCAGGCTTAAACTGTCGCTGAACCACTTGCCACCGAGCTTTCTAAGCAGGGTACTCTTTCCGATTCCAGGCTTTCCGTCGAGGACAAGAACCGTGTCGAATTTACAGCCCGGCTCCCACACACGATGGACCGCGCCGATCAGCGTCTTCCGCGTGACCGCGCGCGTGTATGGCGTGTCTTCCGCGCCGAGGTAATCGATTAAAAGCGAATCGACTCTCGGTGTGCCATCCCATTCGGGCAAGCTCTTGAGATAGTCTCTAAGCGGATTAAAGCGCCGGCCGTCGACTGCGCGCGTGAGTGCTTTCACGAATTTGTTTTCCGGAAATTGCACGCGGTAGGTGTCAGCAAGGTAGATGTAAAGCTGCGCCTCATCCGCATCGCGCCAGAATTTGTTAGGGTGCTTCCACGGAAGTTTTCCCTGAATTTCGATTGCGCCTGTCAGCTCATTAAAGCGGATGCCCTTAAGTTCAGGAGCGTTCTCGAGAATGAGCGACGCATTTGTGATTACCGGCCGGATGTCGCCGTTTTCAGTCCGGAGAAGCTTTTTTGTCCAATCCTCATCCGGCGCTGCTGCAGTCTCGTCTCCGAAGTCGAGCACGGCGCTTTCCTTGTGGTCCTGGTCAAGCGTAGACACCGTGTCGGGATCCGCTGCGGCGAATTCCGCCATCGCTTTATAGCTTTTCGCGTCCTTGCCGCTCTTCCCCTCCTGCCCTTCGTCGAGATCGCCGAATTTGTGAATGCGCACCAGGTCGAAGGCATTGCAGAGCTGCCCGCTCGCAGGGTCGGTCGAGTGATTCGAGTAGGCAAAAAGGTCGCCGTCGTAGACCACAAGGCCGGAGGCCGTCGTGCCTGCAGCATAGGTGTAGCGGTCAGGGCGTGCGGTCTCCGTATAGACCTCAGGCAGGAATTTCGCGATTGCCTCCGGAATTGTGTATGTCCGGCAGAATGCGCCGACGATGCCTTTTTTGGCGGTCGGGTCGCCCTGCTTGTCCGCCTGCTTTTTCCGGAGACCGGTCATCCGTGAGGACTCCGGCCAGTAGCTCGTGTCCATCCAGTCCGGATACTCGGCTAAGACCTCATCGGCATTAAGAAACGGCGCGTCGTAGGAACGGAATTCCGGCTTTACATCCGCGCTATTGCTCGGCCAGTACATGAGCCGCGCGGGCTGGAAGGTCGAATCGTCGAAGTAGTCGATGCCGATTTTCTCTGCGATTTTACGCGCGATAGCCTCGTACTCATCCGGCGACACCGCACGGGATAAGGGCATGATGAGCCTAAGCCGCGGCTTGTCCGGCGTGTGCTTGTGCGTCGAGTAGACCGCCATCGCGCAGTCAAGGTCCAGATTGTCCATAAGGCTTTCCCAGAGGTCAGCCGGAGGGAAGTCGAGGTCGAGCGTGAGGATCTGACGGGCTACTACGGCTCCGGTCTTTCTCCGCCCGTCTTTTAGGTGCCCGCCGACAAAGCCGCCGATGTCCTTGATTCTGTCCTGCTCGCTCTTCGGAAGCTTCATATATTCGGCGTGGGTCTCAGGCGTAGTCACGGACGTAGAGAGCCGCTTTAAGAGCTCCGACCAGAGCATTTCTTTATTCTTCCATGCCGTCTCAAAGCGGCTCTTGCCTATGGAAATCAGGATTTTGCCGTCATTTTCCATCAAATCCCCCCCCCATCAATCTTTCTTATAGAAATCTGTCTCGTAGGTGTCGCCCTTAAGCGGCAGCCCCGGAGCCCAGTCGATGTCTTGTCCCATGGTGCCATTAATCACCGCGACGGCATCGGCGTCTTCGCACGGCACATCGACAATCATTTCATCGTGCACGTGCATGACGATTTTGTACCCAAGCGCGCTGACGCGTGTCATAGCGACCGCCAGACAGTCCCGCGCAGTAGCCTGGACGATATTCTCTACTAGCTTTCCGCCGTAGGTCTCTGTCTCTCCCCAGGCTTTTGTCTCCTGGTTTACGCCCATGTAGGTGATGTGCTCTCTGCCGTCACGCGGGTCCAGTTTTAGCCGCGTACTCCAGTAACAGAGCTTCCGGCCGCCCGGAAGTTTTATAAAAAGGTTGCCGTTGATATAGCTAAAAGCGATGCCGCGCGGCATCCGCACGGTCCGGTGCTCTGTGATAGCGGTCTTTGCAGCCGTCTCGCAGAGGAACCAAAGCTTTTTAATCTTCGGATTTGCCGCCCTCCACGCATCTACGATGCTCTGGAGTTCCTCTTCCGGAATAGAGCCGCTCCGGTCCATGCGCTTCATCGCGCCGACTCCGCCCTGATAACCGCAAGCCAGTGTAGCTACCTTGCCTTTTGCCCTAAGGTGCCCATTTACTCCATGCTTCTCGACCGGCACGTGATACATCATTGCTGCAGTCTCGCAGTAGATGTCTTTTCCTGCGCGGAAGGTGTCAAGCACCCACTCTTCTCCGGCAATCCATGCGACTACTCGCGCCTCAATGGCAGAGAAATCGGAGACCACAAAGCGGCAGCCCTCAGACGGCACAAAGGCCGTCCGGACAAGCTCCGAAAAGACAAAAGCGGTTTCTCCGAAGAGCGTTTGCATTGTGTCGAAATCTCCCGCTGCCGCAAGCTCTCTCGCAAGGGCAAGGTCCGGCAAGCTGTTTCTCGCGAGGTTATGCGTCTGCACAAGCCGTCCTGCCCAGCGGCCTGAGCGGTTCGCTCCGTAGAACTGGAGGATTCCGCGGAGGCGGTCGTCTGCGCACACTGCTGCAAGCATCGTGCTGTATTTCGCGACACTGGTCTTGCCGAGCGCTGTCCGGATTTCGAGCACGCGCCGCACATTGGCGGGAAGGCTGCGGTTTTTAAGCACCTCTTCTATCGTGTCTTTCGTGACGCTGGTCATACCGACATTCTGCTCTGCGAGCCAGCGTTTTAGCTGCGCCAGGCTATTCGGGTTTTCAAGCCCCGTGATTGCCTGCGCCTCCGCCTGCAGCTCGCGGCTCCGTCTCGCGTCATAGTCGACAATCTTCTCAATCATTGCGACGTCCAGCCGCACGCCGCGGTCATTCATGCGCTGGTCGAGCTCCCAAAGCGCCTGCTCATTCTCCGGCGTTTTGTACGCGGCGAGCCGTTTCCGGATTTCCGTCTCTGAGACCACGTCCTGCCGGTTATACTCGATATAAAGCTTCCATTTCTCCGGATCATGCTCCGGGAGGTTTCTTCTTCTGCCGCCGTTCGCCCTTGTGGGCTTACAGGGCTTTGAGAAATACTGAATGAGCGCTTTACCCTGCGGGTCTTTTAGCTTGTCTTCCGGTAAGCCAAGCGCCGCTCCGGAGCTTGCAAGACTGCCGGGCAAGCCAAGCGTCAGCGCTTTAATCATCGTGCACTGCCACTGCTCGGGCGGCATAGGCTCCTTAAGCCACCGCGCAAGGCAGGTGCGCTCGAAATTCGCGTTGTAGGCGGTCTTGAGCACCTCAGGGTCCGTAAGGGCTTCGCAGAAATTGCGGAGCTCTTCGTCTGTATCCCTGTCGATTGACATCGTGTCGATTACATGCACTTCGTCTTCATCGTCGTAGCTATAGCCGATCAGTAGTACATCAAAGTCCGGCGCCTCCACGTATCTGTAGACGCCGGACTTGATGAGATCCACAGAGCTATACGTCTCGATGTCGACGCCCATCACTCTGCGCATATGCAGCTCCTCTCTTTAGAAGTCGTCGTCCTCATCGACCTCGAAGTCGTCGCCGAAATCGGTCTCTGCCGAAGCGCGTGCGCCACCAAGTGCTTCGTCGTCTTTGAGCTTCTGGATATTATTGAGGCCCACGCCGACGCCGCGGTTTCCGTTTGTGTTGAAAGCGTAGAAATTGATGGACGCTCTCCCCCAGCAGCCGGAATAGACCTCTTCGGGGTCAAGGATTTCGTTCAAATCCTTGTCGACGATGCCCGGTTTTTTCGTGCTGTTCGCATTGAGGAAATACATGCGCTCGTACTCCGGAGCCTCTGCTGCTCTCTCCTCATCACCGTCGCGGAGCGGAAGCTTAAGGCTCGCAGGCTTCTTGCCGCCCCACTTGGAGGCAATGCCCTCCTGCACAGCCTCGTCGATCGCTGCCTTCAATTTCTTCACCAGCTCCTTGTCTTTCTTCGGGATGAGCAGGCAGATGCTGTACTTCGCGTCCTGCCCTGCCTGGAAAGAGCGGCTGTTGAAGATGTTTACATAACTGAAACGAACCAAACCTGTGACGACCTTTGTACTCATAATCAATTCTCCTTTTCAAAATCGGCTGCTGCCGAATTAATAGCTTCTCTCTTGTCACTTTCCGGCACTAAGACCGGCTTTCCCGCGGGCTTTATGATGAGCTCGCCGAGCGTCTCGGTAAGCTTTTTCTTGCCCACAAGCTTTTCCATTGCTGTGATGCCGTAGAGCTTCCGCTCGTAGAGCATCGCTTCGTCATATCCTGCTGCTTTGAGAGCCTCGGCGACCTTTAAGGTGTCCGCGTACTGTCTGACAGACCGACCCTCGACAAGCTTCCAGCCGTCGAAGTGCTTGCCCTTAAGCGCCTGGTCAAGTGTCCACGCTTGCACTGTATCAACCCACGATTTGAGCTCTCCCGCGCGCCCTAAGATTTCGCCGATTTCCTCATCGGTAAGCAGCGCGGGGTTTTTGAACTCGTCCTTTGCGACGGCGAGGTTGTACTCTGCGAGCGCTCGGCAGCGTACACTTACCGGGCACCAGCGGCACCAGTCCCCGCAGGACACGCACTCCGAGCCCTCAAAGGCCTCTTTTGCTCTCGGCGCTACCTCGGTCTCTCCCCAGCGCATGAGCTCATCAAGCGGAATCTCTTCGGTGCTGATGTGGCTAAGGCGCGGCTGGATGATGGTATAGCGCGCGGTGTCGAAATCGTAGATATCCCCGAAAAGCGTTGCTGCACCGAGCGCGTAAAGCCTAAGCTGCGGATTGCCCGGCGCATCGACCTTCACGCCTTTCCCGTATTTGAGGTCGATAACCTCGATTGTGCTGCCGCCGATGATGACAGCGTCGCTTGTGCCGAAGGATTCCGGAGCCCATGCGTCGAGGTCAAGCTGCTGTTCTACCATGAGCTCTGCGTCCTCGCCTGATGCTGCAAGCCGCTCCATGACTGTATCTGCGTAGAAATTGGTCGCTTCGTCCATCTCGCCGCACCAGTATTCGCTTTTCCGGAGCTCTTCTAGCTGTCTCTCATGCAGCTCCTGAGTAATCTCTCCGGAAAGCATCCGGAGTTTTGACTCTGCGACCGCGTGCGCCAGAGTGCCCTCCGCCGCGTAGGGGCTCTCGGGCGGTTCCGGAAGCCCTGCGCTAAGGGCGATTGAGGCAGGGCAGTTAATCCACCTCTTGGCGCTGCTCGGCGAGAGCCTTGCGTGATTACTCGGCATTCCGCGCCTTCACTTTCTCCATAAGGGCGGGAAGGTCCTCGAGCTTCACCTCGGTAAGCTTGGCGCAACCGAATTCCTTGATGAGTTCCTTCGCGACATTTCCGCCGGTTGCTTTATTGAGCTGCGCAAGTGCTTTCCGGACCTCAACGCGGAAATCCTCGGTGACTGCTGATGCAGCTGCCTTCTTCGGTGCCTCTGCCTCCGTAGACGCCTCTTTCCAAGGCATTTCTTCCTTCGGTGCGGACTTCTTTGCCTTCGGCGCTTCCTGCTCTTCTACGGGCTTCTGCGCGCTCTGAGGAGCTGCCGCCGTTGTGCCCTTAAATGCCTCGAATTCGTCGAGGGAATCAAATGTGACTGTAATTTTCATTGCTGTCCTCCTTATTCATCGGTATTTCAATGCCGGTCAGCTCTGTGAATTTCACCGCGCTGACGAAATAGCTCCACTGTTTAAGCTTCACGGCGTAACCCCAAGGAAAAACGCCGTCTTGAAGCCCTTGTGTGACAAATGCTTTCGATTTGCCCATGAGCCGCGCGACCAGGTCGACCGGTACATTTACTGCGTCATTCGGCCTTATCTCCGCAATCGGTGCGAACTGCTCGAAATAGTCGTCCTGTACGCCGAGGGCGCGGGCAAATTCGCGCTTACGCTCTTTCGCGGGTTCATTTTTACCGGAGAGGTACTGACTGATAGAGGATTTCCCGACTCCGGTAAGCGCCGACAGCTCAGACTGCGTAAGATTGAGCTCGCGCATCAGCACTTTCAGCTTCTCTCCGAATGCCATACCTTACTCCTTACTTCTCCTGACTCAGCAGGCCGCCTACCTCTGCCGCGCACGCCGCATAGCCCGCGATGTCCATGAGGCTATCGAGCGAGCCCTTAGGGTTTTCGATGACTCTCGCAATCTTGAAAAGGTTCATCATAAGCGCCACATCCATGCCGGAGAGGTCCATCATGAATCCGTGAGTGCGATTCAGATAGTCGCTCCAGAAAATCGCGATGGTCTCAAAAATCTCCTTCGGAGACCCGTGCTGCCCTTCCCGCTCTTCGACGATGCTTCTCACCTTATCCAAAAACTCTGTCTTTTCCATTTGTCCTCCTTACTCCGGTACATTCCGGAGATACTCCCCGCAGGCGTCTCTCACCGACTTCAGCGAGAGGCTGACAAGCCTTGCGGCTACCTGCTCTTCTTCGTCATCCGCGCCCGTGAACCGCTCCCCAACGCATACAATCATTTCGCGGTGCTCTGCAACCGTTTCGAGCAGCTTGTCGAGCTCCTTGAGGTGCTCATCCCACACGTGCTTCATGTCGCAGCCTTGTCCGGATTTCTGACCGGCAGTACGATTGCCTTGGCGTTGCCCTGCGTAATCAGGGCCGGCGCGCGGTCGGTTGTAAAGGTCAGCTTCACCGGCAGCTTCTGGTCAAAGGCTTTTAATGAGCTTGCGAGAAGGCTCGGAGAAAAACAGGTCTCAAGTTTCTCGCTTGCCCTATCCGCCGTTTTGAGTCCCAAACGCTGTCAAGACTCGGATAATCGCCTTTCCCGACCGACAGCGTGATGCTGTCGTTAAGGCTCCGGTAGGTCGTGGCATCCGCTCCTGCGGTCACCTCTACGTAGGCGGAGCGCTTGTCAAAAAGACCCGCGGGCGGACTTAAGAGA